AGGATTTGGACCGGTCAAATCAAATCTAACAACTCTACCAGCATCTACAAATAGAAAATCTACATTTTGTGGAGTGGGAGTTGTCCGAGTTTTAGCTAATAACAATGGTTTAGTTAATGCAAAGTCAGCATTAAATGGTATTACTGTAGTAGATTGTGAAGGTATTGAGACAGAAACTCCTGTTACTGATATAGCTTCTGTTTCCCATTTACAACAAGGATGTGGTTGAGCTTGTGAAGATCCTGAAGCTGCAGGAACAACAGAATAATTAGTCCAAGCTTCCGAAAAAGGAGTAGGTCCAGTAGTAGAAACTGCATTAGAGAAAAACCATAATCCTCCTGATGGATTATCATAAGGGTTAGTATTGATATGAAGATGATTACCTGTAGTGGCCCAAGCAATACCATAAGAATCTTCTGGCATTGCATAAATAGCATCATTACCAATAGTAGTACATAAAAATTGATTAGGTGTAAAGAATTCACTTGATGATGGAGTAACTTCGAAAGTATAAGAACTTCCAAAAAGCCCATTAGCCGCATTACCAACTCTAGTAACAGCTTGGTTTCTGTAATCTACATCTGCAAATTGAATACCAGCTGTAGGAGCAATATCATAATAATTAATAAAGTGCACTTGGGGTGGACCTAACATGTATTGAAAACGAAAATCGTCTGCACACGCACGATAAATCGTGGGAGTCATTTGCCCTGGCGTACCTCCATTATTAATTGCTGCACCACTCACAAGATAAGTGATAATTGGAAAAGGATAATTACTCTCCTCAACTTGAGATTGAGTTTGTTCTTGAACCAAAACTGGTGTTACGTGAGACAAAGAGTAATAAGGAACCTCTATATCAATTATACCCTCAATAGATGGTTTCACAACTTGAGTCGAAAAAGGACTATAGAGTAATTGTTTAGGAACTGCAGAAAATAAACGAGTCGAAACACGAGGAATATCAGTTAAAGGATAATAATTATTCAATGAAGAACGCATTTTAATCAAACATGTCATGTTATTATAAGTGCCTACAAAACCAGGATCAATAGATAAACGCATTCCACCTCTATAAAAACCAAAAAGATAAGAATAATAATCTATATAATCAAAGAAAAAAGGAATATCAAGATTAAAAGTTGTGCGTGGTTGTTGAAAATCAAAAGGAGCAATATCATACACAGTAGAATACGGAGTTTGAACTCCCACATGATAAGTTCCAAATCTACCCATTAAGTTCTTAATAGACGAAATAAATTCACCAACACAAAGTGCAGAAGCAGTTATATCTTTCTTCAATCGAGCAGACCCAATTAAATTGTCAGATGATTGAATAGCTTCATCACGATTATGTTGTTCATCCATTGAGATACCTTGAACATTTACTGTCTTCCACTTTCTTTCTTTACTTTCCACACTTACAACAGGAGTGTTTACAAATGGAAAAATATTAGGAGCTGTAGGATTTTCTAAATCAAGATCATCACCAGCTGCAACTAATACAGAAATGTCGAAAGACTGAGATACAGTCTCTGGAGCACGCAGAGGAACAAAAACATCAACAATAATGCATCCCGTAGAATAATTATGCTGTTTAACATTTTGTTCTTGAATTGAATACTCATTAATTACATTCAAATATTCACGAGTAGAAGTATAAGGAACAGTAAAAGAAAATTCAGTTAAATCTCTCAAATCATAAGTTTCTTGATAACATCTGTCTAAATTTATATTTGGAGGTATTGCAGTGACATCATCAAATGGAGCATACAACCCGGGAACAAAAGTAACTCTTACAGTACCAGAATGAAAACCAGTTTTAGCACAAATAAAAGTATATTTCATTGAACCACGCCATTGACCAAAACACGCAGAAGCATAACCCACAAAAGTGGAATTCATAACACCACCAGTGCCTGTTTGAACAAATTTTGCAGGATGTACATTATCTGAAAATAAAACCTTATTCTCATTATCTGTAACAGACATAGAAAAAGTTTTATAATAGGTTGGAGCTTTGCAAATATTTACCAAATTCATCTCATCCAAAAAAGAACCACCAGCATCAGGCATTGACATTAACTCATTATTAGCAGCAAGACTCATTTTATGTGACATTTGTTCTCCACCAAAATTAGCCATATAACTATTAGTCCTAAGACTAGTACGTGATACAGCACCTATATTAGTGGGTTTTTGATAGCCAGCAAGTTGTAATAAATTACTGGCAGTTTTAGCCATATAAGATGGTTTAAATTGTAAATTTTTAATTTCTTTCATTACATCATCCATTGTTATTGAAGTGGAAGAAGAAGAAACATCAGCAGTATTAGAATGCATTTGCTCCTCTTCTATACCTTGAGTTAAAACAGGTAAAACAGCAGTTGGATATTCCAATTCAGGAGAATCTAACCAAGCCTGAATACGAATACCCACATCAGGAGAGGACTCAGAATATAATTTTCCAAAAACTGTTAAGAAAAGTGCACCATAATTACCTTGATCTGTGGTAGCATTATAGAAAGTATGTTGGTTAACATAAGGAATTTCTATAGTTTGCTCTGTACCACCTTCACAATTAATAAGAACATGTGCACAACCTGTTTTACCTGCTAATGATGCACGAATAAGATTGGCTTTTCCAACTAAATTCTTATAATTAGGTATCCAATAAGCCATTAAGATACCTTGTTGAAATTTTTGAGCATTGA